GAACTCACCGCGACGTTCGATGTGTCCGGGCCGGTAGGCGAGACCATCGTGTTGTCCGACTTGGATCGGAACAGCGAGCTCGAGCAGGTTGCCACCACCCGCACTCGCACCGCGACCTGGCGCATTCATCAGGCCGGCGTCTATCCCATCACCGTCCGGCCATACAGCCCGGAGGGGAATGCAGGCGTTGCGGTGACGGTGATGTACGCCACCGCCGGTGCCGATGTACCGCCGGTGCTGGTGGACATTTTCGACGTTACCGAGATCAGTGGGGGGGTGCGGCGTTACACGTGGGGATTCCTGAACGACACTGTGCAGTCTGCGGACTTCGCAGGTGTCGAGATCCGCTACATCGCTGGGAAGGTGGCCGCACCGGTCTGGGACCAGATGACCCCGCTGGGGGACGACGGGTACCACGTTGCCGCTTTCGAGGCAGTTCTGCCGCCGGCGGGCGATTGGACGTTTGCATGCCGGTCGCGGAACACCTCCGGCGAGCTGTCCGAGGCGAGCCGTGTAGTCCAGAGAACGCTCGGCGCCAACCTCGGAGAGGTGATTGGTGATTTGGTGGAGGACCTAGACGAGCAGACGCGCAAACAGGTGGAGCTGCAGCGCCAGCTCGACAAGGAGGCCCTCGAACGCATCTTGGCCGA